CTGCTCTGTGAATAGATTCAGTTGCGTGTTGTGCAATGTCTCTCGCATATTTACTGTTTACCTCAATCTGGAATTCATCATGGATGTTAGCTACAAATTCATAGTCTTTCCCCTCTTTATATCCCACAAATTTTAGTCTCTCATCAAGGAGAACAAGAGCCTTCTTCATAAGAACAGCACCTGCACTTTGTAACAAAGTGTTTAATGCTGAGTGCTCCGAACGAATATGAAGCCTTCTTCCGTCAAGACCAATGAGATGCCCACGCCTTCTATAGATTTGCTTAACTCTTGTAGTAAGATCAAGGAGTCCTGCAACTCCTTCAAGAAATTTTTTCCTTGCACCTCTGCCCTTTCCCGTACCTCCTCCAAGAATTGTTCCAAGCTTTGAGTCTCCAGCTCCGTAAATAAATGCGTAGAAGAATGTTTTTGCAACATCTCGTGAGGAGATTCCAAGAACTTTTTGGTTAATAGAATGGATATCACTTCCTTCACTCTTTTGTCCTGAGACAGCAGCTTCTGCATATCTTCCTCCATCATATTTTTTAAGATACCCTGCTAACGCCCGAAGCTCAAGCCCATCAGCATCACAACCAACCAGAAGATGGCCTTTAGAAGCTCTAAAAAGCCTACGGCAATCAATGCCATACGAGCTATAGGATGCAGGTACTTGTGCCAAGTTAGGACTGCTATGAGTGCAACGCCCAGTAACTGCCCCGTTAGTATTAACGCCACCATAGATTCTACCGTTTCGTTCCAACTTAAGCCAAGCATGATTTCCCTCCGCTAATTGTGAGATACGTTTAGAAATGAGGAAGTGTTCTTTAAGTTCTTTACAATTAGGTAATTGAAGCTTACTTAAAACAGCCTCATCTATTTTAGGTTTTCCGCTAGGTGTAAATTCTGTAGGTTTCCACCCCTGTTTTATCAAGCATCTAGCTATGTGATCTCTTGAATTAGGATTGAACTCTATCTGTTTAATCTTATTATATACAGCTCCTACACTAGTACCTCTTTTTATACTACTAACTTTAGGAGTCATCTCACCTTCCGATACAAACCAAGTACCATAGCTAGATCTAAGAGCTGACCCTAGTTCTTCTTGACGCTTCAACAATTTAACATACAAGTCTCTTCCTTTGTCTACATCAAACGCATAACCATATTCTACCTGTCGTTGGATAACCTGAGCAAACTCATGTTCTAAGTCTATGGCATCTTTAGCATACTCCAAGTTATCAAAATGATACTTAAGATGTGTTGTAACACTCACATCTTGAACACAGTAATCAGCCATAACAGGAGTAAACTTGTTCCATACATCATCTTCCTGTGTCCCTAAAGTCTTCTTGAGTACCCCTATTCTCTGACCCCAAGCTTTAAGACTGTGAGAACCATAAATCTTGCTATCAATACTACGTTCCTTAGCATCTATTTCATAGAGGTTAGTATGACACAACCTAGAGAGCACAAGAGTATCAATGATCTCTGTGTGCTTAGTAGGGATCCACCCTAATATTTTCTTTAACACTGGTAGATCATACCCAATAATGTTATGTCCAGTTATAGACTTGGCAGAACTCATAATCTCTAAGGCATCATCAAAACAATCATAAGGTTCTTGGTTAGCAAAGACTTGTCCTGCTTCAGCTCCAACTACAGACATTCCTATACAATGTATCTTGGTAACATTAGGCAGTAATCCATCTGTCTCTATGTCTACGATTAAGTCTAAGCCCATTCTTACACCCTTTCATTAAATAGTAGTCTTTTAGGGAGGACTAAGTCTTCTACTTTAGAAAGTCTCCTGTCCATCTGATCTATCCTGTCCCACTGAGCTTGTTCCACATTCTTTGAGTCTTCCTGTATTTGTATCGTAGTAGAGACTCCCTGCAAGTCCTGTAGATGAGCCTTTATATCTTGCCTTAAGTACTCTAACATTGGTCTCACCGTCCGATTGCTGGTCTCTTTCAAGTCCAATGACGAAATCACTGAGTTGAGCAATACTTCCTGACCCTCTAAGATCGCTGAGAGTGACTTGTTTTCCATCTTCATGTCCCTTTCCTTGATGAGGTCTCTTTAAATGTGAGACAATGAACATACCAATATTAAGTTCTTCCACTAATGACCTAAGTTGCGTCATGATATTATCTATCAATCGTCTTTCATCTCCACCTTCAATTCCACTGACCATAATACTGAGATGGTCAAGCACAATCCAAGAAACATTACAGGAGTGAACGAGATAACGGATACGACTAGCCAAAATATCAGCATCTAAACTCCCCCAATGATCATATAAATATAACCTGTTATCTGCAAATACTTTTTCCCATATATCCCTTCTAAACTCCTCATCTAAATCCTTTTCTAAGTGTAACATCATATTAGCTTCAATAGACATAAAATCTACGGCAGCTTGTCTAACAGACTCTTCCAATGCAATATAGCCCACAGTCTCACCTTTGCTGAGAAAATAAGAAGCAATTTCTTTGACAGTTGTAGACTTACCTGCACCAGTTCCAGCACAAAACGTAACAATTTCACCTTTTCTCGCTCCTAAAGTTTTATCATTTAATCCTTGCCAAGGATATTCATGGTCTGATGCAGTCATTGGGCAATTTACTAAATCCCACGTATCCTCTCCAGCAACAATGCCATCTGGTCTATATACTCTTGCTCTCCAGATACTGTCAACAATGGTTGATGCTCCCACTTCGATAAGGGTAGCACTCGCATCTTTTTTTGATGTGGTTGCAATCTTACACCTACCTGGAGGCAGTAATTCTGCAACCTGCCTTGCTGCACTCTGCCCCTGAGAATCCATATCAAACATAAGTATGATCTCTTCAAAGCCCAAGAGCCACTCCAAATCCTTAGCAACAGCTTTAATAGCTGACCCCACTCCATTGGGGATGGAAACCACGGGCCATTTGCAATTCTGTGACTCTGCCACAGATAGAGCATCAATTTCTCCTTCTGTTATTACTATTTTCTTACCAGTAGACCACAAGTGCTTACCCCATAAGCCTGAGCAGTCACCTAGAGTTCTAAAATCTTTGTTCTTGAGTCTAAGTTTTTGTCCAACAACTTTGCCTTCTCTGATGAAACTTGCAATGTGTGCTCTCGATCCTTGATATTCTCCGATACTGTAGTTAAATTTTCTGCAAGTCTCTGATAAGATTTTCCTTTTCGATAAATCTTGATACTCTCCTTTAATGATAGTATCTTGTGCTGATAATACTCTACCACTGTTAGTAGCATTACCATTCCCACGCTCAAAATGAGTACAATCAATACTAAAGCAAAATGCGTGTCCATCATCATACCTCGCTAAATTGTCTTTTGATCCACAGGATGGACATGGTTCATGCCCCACGCACACACTCGTTGAGCCAACTGTCCGGTATGCTTCCCTTGGAAAAGCTAAATCCATTTTTGATACACCATTCTCCATATGTTGTTTTACTCCCTTTATAAAGTTTAGCATTCGGGTTAGTAAAAACAAACCTTAAATCTAACTCTGGATACTGCGATTGAATTAATAAATGTTTAGCTCTATCCTTAGCTAAAAATCTACCCTTGGTTTCTATGTAGATCTTTGTATTTTTTCCCACTAAAATAAAATCAGGAGTGTAATGTTTAGGTACAGGGATATACTTAAGCCTTTCCTGCTCATAGGAGTAGGATACACCAGAAGCCTTTAACTGGCTGGCTATTCGTTCTTCTAAGCCACTTCTGTACCCTTCCCGTATACCCCTGTACCGTTGTTGTTTAGACATACGTTTCATTTTAATCTATTTGTTCTTCTTTTGTTCCTTCACAATATAGATGAGTAGTATTTCCATACTGCAGTTGACGTATCAACTTCTGTACCCACCGCACCTCATGAAACACCTCTTTAGGATAATGTCCTGAATCAATTAGAGTCGTAACATTGTCGAGTAAGAGAGCTATTGTATTGTCATGAAGATCACGCACTCGTGTTGCCCAATCAACATCATTAAGTCGTTTCCAATCTTCATAATTCATAATTTAAAAATCCTCATCATCTTCATCAGTACTAGTAATGACTTCCTCAGTCTTTGTAGTAGCTTCAGCAGTTGTGCCTACAAAGGTGCTTTCATCTTTTCCCCAATCAATATTATCCTGCTTGGTGTACTCAACCAAAGTTATGATGCGTACCTTCTGTATCCGCATGGTAACACCACCAGCCCCTTGGTTGAATGGTATGGCCTGATACGCAATTTTTAACTTGCTACCTGCTCCGATAGGATCGATAACCCTGTTTCCCAAACTGTTCAGGAGTATAGGCTTCTGTGTGAACGTATCTCCTGTCTTGGTTTTAACTTTAGCTTTTAACTTAAAATTAACAACATAATTACCAGTAGGTTGCTTCTGATCATCCAGCTCATCCTTAATGGGATTGTGTTTACCACCATTCATCAAAGGTTCAACTATCTTCTGAATAGGTTTAATATCCTTCTTGTTGAAAATCATCTTTACTTGGTAAACCCCATCCGCATCATAACGAGTATCTGGAGTGTTTAACCAAGGCCACGCTGCTGTACCTTCAGGTGTTACATGAATCGGTAATTTATTAGCCATATTATAATTCTCCTATAATGTATTTTTCTGCACCACCAAACTCAGGAATCTGCTTACGCTTGCACTCCCTTCTCATCTTACTTATCATCTCCATTACATCACTAACGCTCCTTTCTTTTTGCATTTTATTTAGGTACAAACTATTAAACACAGCTGAGAGAATAGAGTATTTTTCAGGTTTAGTAAACCCTTCCAAACTATCCACTACCCTCATCATTCCCTGTGCTACCTTTGTTACATTGACATTTGCCATGTCAACTGAAGAAGAATTCTGCATATTTCACCTCATTAATATTTAATGTACCATATTTTGGAATTTTAGGGAAACTATTTTTATAACCTGATTGCTCTTCAGCAAATTTCTGTAAAACATCTTCTTTGTAGATTTCAATAAAAGTTGTTCTTAAGTTTTCGCTCAATCGTTCCATATCACAAGCGTGAGTGCCGAATGAATCATGAACTACAGAGAAACTTTGAATATCAGTATATGACAGGTTAACAGTTTTCATTAAATGACAAGCATCTAGGCTATGAACATAGTTAGGTGCGATACCGTTAGTCTGTTTATGTTTATCCAGTTTATCAGTAAGCCCATGTGCAGAGAATAAAGATGCCATCTTTCCATTTATAATTGTTTTAACTTGCTTCACAATCGGCTTGAGGTATTTCTGTTTGACTATAAAACCTGTAGGAACAGTCCAATAGATAGGTTTAGTATCTTGACTCAAAACTTTAGCAACATCCTGAAGCCACTTCATACCATCTCTAGCAGAAACAACTGTTTCCCCAATGGCTACATAAATAATCGTAGCCAGATATTTACAGTAGACCCATAAATCTTTGTCTTTAGAAATCGTAGTAAAAGTTATTCCCTTGTCTAGTTGTTTCTTCAATTCCTCATATATTTGTTCTCGCATTCCATACAAAGAAGCACCGTATGGAGTAGTCATGACAGGTCTTTTGACGAGTGATCTATTTACATCTGAATGTGATACTACAGACTCAGGGTCAGCTTTTATTTTTTCTACAACTTTATCCTTAACAATGTCATAAATATCTTGAGGATCATCAGTCCTTGTAAGGTTAACAGCTTTTCCACCTACCTCATCCCTCAACATAGCTGAGAAATGCTGCAAGCCATTGCAAGAACCATCTACAGTAACGGGAAGGTAACTGACATAATTAAGGCCTCTTATTTTAACCTTGACATACTCAATACAAGCTCGTAAGAATTGCCAAGGCTTGTCAGCATCCATCCACCACTTGTTGACTAAAGGATCTGTTCCTACATCCAGTATATCTTGGGCATGAAATTCTGCCCATGTAACCCTAGCCTCTAACGACACCTTATCATACCCATAACAATTAGCTAGATGAACTTGTAACCAAGGGAGCCCTGAGCTACCTAAAGGTTTACCAGCAGAGAATTCCAGAAGACCCCTAGCTGAATCTTCTCCTTGTGGATTCAGGAACGCTGTGTTTGCATACATCCTTCCCCTGAAGTCCAGAGTATGAGGAAAATAGAACACCTTCTCATCCTTGAATTTTCTGGCAGTCCACATTAGCTGGCTGAACTGTATCCTCTTAGTTTTTAAACGAATGTTATCTGCATGAATAAATGAAGCTGCTCTCTTCCACTCTACTTGTTCTTCTTTAAGGGTGGCCTTGCTGCCCACTGTTCCTTTTTTAGGATAAGGTTCTGGCATGGTTCTTTCCATAAACTCTGGAATTACCTTACAGCTTGATCTTGAATTGAACAGAGTATCCATTATCTCAAAGACATTCTTATTTATTCTCCATCCTGTTTCTTGGACTATGTTTACGGCCTTCTTTACCTCTTTGAGATCATGTTTCTCCAACATCTCAAGGTAGGAATGATCC